ATTTCTTGGCAGGCTTTTTCTCAGCCTTAGGGGCTTTGTCCGCATCAGGAGCAAATTCCAATACCGCACTTGTTAGCTTGTCGACCAGCTCGGGAAGGGAAAGATGAGAAAGGTCAAGTGCTCCATCGATCTCTTCAAAGAGTTCCGGGAAGTCCTCAAGCAACTTCTGCTTGCGCTCCTCAGTGATCTCCAGACCGACGGTCGTGTCATTGGACTTGCCGGCCACCAGGTTGATACCGTCGGCGGACAGGTAACGTCCTTGCTTAATGCGTAACTCCATGGGAACTCCTTATTCGGGAAGGGAGAGGCACCCTAAAGTGCCTCTCCTATTCACATCCGAATTTTAGTAGTTGTAACCGACTGCGACCGCTTTGTTGGTCGCCGTGGTGACTTTTTCGAAGTCCAGGCGCTGACTGCCGATCAGGTTCAGGGTCTGGTTGGCCGGGTTGCGCCAGGTTTCGAGGCTGAACTCTTTACGATCGCCCCACATGTAGGCTTTGCGGTTAACCATGACGCAGACCTTCTTGATGTTGCCTGCGTCAGTGGCGCCGTAGATGCCGGCGGTGGTGACTGCGCCGAGTGCATCTGGTGCGTCGACAACGCCGTCGCCGTAAACCACACCCTTCTGGGGGAGGAGTTCGGTGATGACGAGAGGAATGCCATCAAAGCGACCGAGTTCGCCGGTCAGGAGGGTGGCACCGGCCCCGTAGGAATACAGGGTCTGGAAGCCAGGAACGGCGAGGAGGGTGTTGTAGTCGGCCATGTCGATGATGATCGCCAGATCCGAAGGCTTCTTGCCGTACTTGCCCATCGAGGCGCGCATGGCACGGAGGGTGGTCGGCAGGTCGGTAGCGAAGGCGACCATGTTGTTGGCTTTGGCAGCGTTTTTGGCATCTTCGCGGACGCCGTCAACGAGGCGGCGGCAGTCATCGGCGGCGCCGGGAGCAGCAGCGTAGATGGTGGTGCCGGTGTCGCCGTTGAGTGCCATGGTATCCTGAGCCACAGCAAAGCCGCCAATGACCTGCGAACGCAGGAAGGGGAGGACAGCGATGATGGCGTCAGCTTCGAACTCGTCGGTGAACTCGACGTTGAGCATGGCTTTTTTGGCGTCGAAGACGATCTTGGAGGTCTTCGCTTTCTGCTTGTTCGGTGCAGCGCCTTCAGCAGTACCGCCAGCAATCAAGCGGCCCGGGGAGAAGGGGAGGGTGAAGGTCGCATTAGGCATATTGAGCCGGCCGAAGAGGGCAGCGACTTCGAGCTCCAGGAAGATCTCTTCGCCCATGGTCGAGGAGAAACCGACCGGGACAACTTCAGCGCCGGTACCGGAACCGCTGGTGGTGTTGGCGAAGACTTCAAGGCCAGATGCTTTGACATAATCAATGGCATCCTTGTACTCTTTGCGCTCCACGATCTTGCTGTAACGCTCATCAGGGGCGCCGCTCTTGCCGCGGCAAAGGACGGAGGCGAGGAAAAGTTCGTCAAGCTTGCGCTCGACCTCTTTGACCACGCCGGCCTGTACAGCCTGGCCAACAGCAAACTGATGCTTGCGGTCCGTGCTGTCTTTCAGGAGGGCTTCGACCTTATCGGAGAGGGCCTTGACCTCTGCAGCCGAGGCGCCGGAAGCGGCCTTCTCTTCCAGGGATTTCGTGAGCCCTGCGAGTGCTGACTGAATTTTGTCCATTTCTTCTTTCATCGTGGAACTCCTTCTTTCGTGGGTGTGGGTTGCCAGAGTGCTTTAGAGCTGCTCGGCCTTCGCGGTCAGAGTGGCAATGGACTCTTCCAGGGCGGCCATAGCGGCCTTTGTCTCAGTTTCAATAAGATGTGCAGCTTCTTCGGCTGCTTTAACTTCGTTAGCTAATTGAGCATCAGCCAAAACTTTTGCTTCTTCAGCTGCGGCAATATCCTGAGCCTGCTTAGTCTCATCTGCAGCCTTAGCTAATGCAGCAACTTCAAGTTTTACGAGCAGAGCAACGTAATCTTTCAGCTCAATTTCGGTCTCTTCGTCGAGGGTGGCTTGCAGACCGGCAGCAGCCATGACTTCGACCACCTCCGGAGCAAGCAATTCTTTGCGGGTAAGTTTCACAGTGTCGTCTCCCTTGTTGATTAGTTCGGGTTCAATAACTGGTGCCGTTTTGGTTGCTTCAGATTCAGCAGAGCCGCGGAAAGCATACTCTCCGTCACCGAGGTCGATTGACTTGACAACCTGAAATGACGAAGCTGAGTTACACGGTATGCTAACTACGGACACCTCCAACAACAGGCTCTTAGTGATGAAGAATGCCTCGACGCCGTTGACAGTCTTGAATTCTCCTTTCAGACCTTTAAAACCTATTGAGAAGTAGCAGAGGAGACCTGACTTTATTTTATAAAAATCTTGTTCGCTCAAGGCCTCTTTATGGATCTCGGCCTCAATGTAGAGACCATCAGCCTTCTTGATTACACTTGTGCCACGGCCTGCGGTCATCTGGTGGTCGTGATGAAGGAAAATTTGAGGATTAGATTTCCACATCGACACGTCTATTCCGGAAGGAACGACTACGTCGCCGGCGAGGTCGATAAAGAGGTCGCCGTTTTCTATACAGCCGGAGAAATTAGCGTAACCTGCTATTTTCAACACTTCATTTTCGCCAGGACCAGACATCTCCACATCATGAACAGGAGTCGTTAGTGCCTTTATCGAGAAAGGAGCTAGGATTTTGAAATCTTTAGGTTCCACTTGGTGCCTCCGGTCTGCTGTAACCTATTTCACATTCATACTGTTCGGGGTCTTTTGCACCTTTGCTTGTGTTGCAGGGCGGGCACAGAAGCTGAATATTGTATATAAAATTGGACCCTCCTCGGCTTAAGGGGGTAATGTGATCGATGTGATACTCGTCCGTTATATCCTTCTGGCAGTAAATACATCGACACTGCTGTTCCTGCAACATACTAAGAATATCCCTACTGAAATAAGAACCTTCCGCCTGCCTCTTTCTAGCCCTTCTATTCATATTGTGTGTACGGACAGCTAAAGGGTTGGCCGTTTTCCACTTTTTATTGTTAAATGCACATTTCGCTTTGTTCTCGGAGCGGTACTTCGCACTGTGAGCGCGTGCTGTTTCTTTGTGGGAATCGCGGTACTGCTTATGGGAAGCGCATATCTCATCTTTATTGTTCAAGTAATACTGCTTCTTAGCAGCGCGAAGTTTTTCTTTGTTATTTTCGCTATATATTTTCCTGGCGGCGCTTATCTTTTCTTTGTTATTTTCGCTATATATTTTCTTGGCTGCGCTTATCTTTTCTTTGTTGTTCAGGTAATGCAGACGCTGGGCAGTGTTTATCTTCTCGGAGTTATCCGCACGGAAAATCTTTCTGGAGGCGCTTATCTTCTCGGCATTATCTGAGTGGTAAATCTTAACTTTAGCGATTATCTTTTCTGCATTACTTGCGTAGTACTGCGCGCACTGCTTTAGAACCTGATCTTTGTTTTCCTCATAATATTTGGTGTTTACGACGCGGTCACAGCTCTTACACCGAGTCCCTAGGCCGTCTTTACTAGAAGATTTTTTAGAAAACGCAGCAAGTTCCTTTTCTTCGCCGCACTTGGTGCAGCGCTTCGTCTTTATCTCTTCTTCCACTCTTGCTCCTTCAAGCACTGGATCGTAATAAGTGCTCCTACCCCTCTATATGGAGGGGCGGTCGCCTTTTTTCTCAAATAAAAATTCACAAGTGAATTTTTATGTTTTCGGCTTAGCAGCTGGCTTCTCAGCGGTGCTTCCTGCTCCGCCGGCAGCCGCGGCGTCGATCGGGATCAGTGCGTTACCGAAAAACGAATTAGAAACCATTAATTTATCAGCATTTGGGTCCTTGCTCGGAGGTAACCCCACTACTTGTCGAGCCTCGTTACACGTCATGACTGAAGCCCCGATAAGCTCCTTGATGTAACGGGCCTGACTTTCCTTATCCTCTTGCAAAGCCACAACCGCAGTGAGGTTAAACTCGAACGAGGTAGCACCTTCTCCGAAGAGTTCCTTGGCCAAGCCTCGGTTCAATCCCGATTCGATCCGCTTCAATCGAGGGATGATCGACAAGCGCCAAAAAGTTGTAAGGGCGGCCTTACCCTCGCTGGTCCCCGTCCCTGATTGCGACCCAAGGATCGATTCAGGCATCTTGAAGATCGACAGAATGTCTTCGCGGGACAACTGCTTTAGAGCTGGGAAGTTAAGTTCGCTGATTGGCGAAGTGATTGGTCTGTACTTCAAACCCCCAGTCAATATCGCCACTTTGTGACTATTTTTTACGCCGGCATGGATATTCGTCCACTCACCCCTGAGCTTGCGGTTGACCTGATCGCTGACCTGCCCGTCGGTCTCCAGCACTCCGGCCGGTATGGCACCATTCAAAAAGAACTGGTTACTGAAAGCCAAACGGTTCGATTCAAAGGTCAAAATCTCGGCGGCCGTCGACAGGGGAGGCAAGCCAAAGTAAGGGTCGTCGACGTCGTGATATTTGAGGTGAATAATCTCCTCGGGCTTATAAGTGACGAAGGCGCCATTGATGTAATAGCGGTATTCCTTGACCTTGATCTTGGGATCCGGAACTATGCCGACGTACTTGGGGTTGAGGATGTAGAGCTCATAGGTCCCGCCGGCCTTCTCTTTAGCAACAAACGCGTTGCCGCAAACGTCCAACGATTGCTCCAGTTCTTCGAGAAATTCGAAGGACCCCTGCTGAGGATTAGGGCGAGCAAAGACCTGATAAAAAGGGTGATCGGTCAGCTCCGTGCGGGAACCGCCTTTGATCGCGTAGGCCTTGATCGACAACGGCGCCACGGAATCACTGAGAGCCGTGATCGCCGAATAGACAACCGGATAGGCCCGCACCGAAGCGATCGGTTTGTCGTAGATGGTCGGCGGGTTGCCGGAGCCGTATTTCGAAGAGCCGATCCCTTGATGGGTGATCTTGTCAGCCCGGTTCTCCTTGGCCGAATAATCGACCAGACCGCGCTCCCCGGATTCATAGAGGGCGACGATGTCCGGTTGGCTTCTTTCTTCACGAAAGAGAAATTGCTTGATGCCCATAATTCACCTTTTCTGAAAAGCGGAAGGTTTAGCAGCGCACCAGGCCGGACATGCGCAAATATTCATCGTCTTCTTCGTCCTCGGTCGCCAGGGAAGAGTCGATTGACAGAAAGCTGATCGAAGCACCCATCGCATCGCGGTTGTAAGTAAACATTCCGTAGCGAAACGCGTCGAACATATCCCAGTCAGTCCGTTTTCCACCGCCGCCTGGGCCGTCGAGATCCGGCTTGAAGGGTTTGGTCCCCAAAGCCGACTGCTCTTTTGACTGACCGTCTTCACGTCCCTCTTTCCACTGCACCGAGGTTAATTGGCGGATCAGTTCATGACATTCGCTATTGACCAGCAGCCGAGGTGTGCCGGTGACCTTGCTGCGCTGGAAGAAGAGGGCATTGAGATTGTTGATCGTTTCTCGCAGCTCCTTGGCCGCTTTGGTGAAGTACAGGTCATACTCGACAAAGTCGGCGTTCTGCTGGGCCGAGCCAGGGTCGGCGTAGCGGATGCTGATATCGAGATGGTGCTCTTCCTCAAAGGCGTGGATATTGGCAGCGTGCGTCGAAGTCGTCTTCTTGTTCATCTGGTATTCGTGAAAGACGAAGTAGGTATCGATCTCTTCGACGAACATGACCCAGAGGGAAGCGAAGTAGTGATCGTAGCCGGAGTCGACCATGTTGATAATCGGATTGCCGTCCTGCAGCCATTGCGTAAACTCCGGGTAATCCTCGTCGTGATAGACGTGCCCTTCTTTAGTGAACTCGCGACAAACCAATCCGGCGTTGGAAGTGAATTTGCCGAGGATCTCCTGCTCCCAGACATCCGGCGAGTTATTGCGCTTGAACTCTTCGAGCTCTTCAAGATCAACCGTAGGATTGGCGTGGGTCGGCAGGTTGATCGACCAGTGCCGTGGCTTTAAGGGACTTTGGCCGAAGTTGTAATAGGTCTCGAACCAGCCCGCCTCCGGAGAAGAAATAAGGATCGTCCGGGCGTAGGGGGCATAGTCGAGCAACATCGGCGACAGGACCTGCTCAAAGAGCTTGCGCGAATAAAGCTTGGCTTCGTCGAGGATCAACAGGGAGAGGGCGGAACCGAGCTTCGATTCGACGTTCTCTTTCGAGGCAACGCGGAGCAGGGCGCCGTTCTTGAGGACCAGCTCCTGCTTGTTCTTGCGATACTCGGCAAACTCTTCTTCACCAAGGATGGTGCGCAAGGTGTTGCAGATAATGTCAAAGATGATCTCGCAGTTTTCCAGGGTCTTGCTGACGATCAGCACCTTGGCATGTGGAACCAGCATCTCCTGGGCGCCGATCAAGCCGGCCACCACCGACTTGCCGAAGCGTCGGCCGCAAGCAGCGATCAGGACCTTGTAGCGATACTCAAAGTTGATATCGAGGCCGTTGAGTTCGGCCATCTCCAGGACTTTAGGGGTCGGATCGATGCGCTCTTCGTAAGCATCAATGATCTGCCACTGCCCGTCGTGCGGCTCCATGTCAATCCCGGCGGCGTTGATGACATCGACAAAAGCGGGGACAGTGAGCATTCCTTTAAAGCGTAGGTATTCAAGCACTTCCGCGGTTTTGCGCGGAACGCGACGTTCGCCGGAAGTTCTGCGTAACCTTTTGCTGGTTTTTTCGCTCACGCGCGCGGTCCTCCTAACCAGGAGGTAAAGATCGCCATCAAAATCCCGAAGACCGCTGTAAACAGGATTCCGATAATCCAATTCAACTTTGCCTCGATCTTGTCAAACTTCTTGTCGGAGGCGTTCTCGATCGAATTTTTCAGCAGGGCCAACGTCCCGGTCTCGGAGCGAGTCAGGTTATGCTGCTCGTCTTCAAGATGTTCCAACCGGGCCAGGACTCCTGCGTGTAGTACCTCATGAACTCGTTCTTGCACAAAGGAGTCCTCCAGCTAAAAATAACAAGGCGGTCATTGCGAAGACTGCTCCTGCATACAGGGGCGGCTCGCTGGTGAGAGAATCAAAGGCGAGGGCGAGGAGGGAGGCACCGGCCGCTGCTTCGCCGAGGTACATACCTGGCTTCCAGTGCGCCAGCTTTTCCCGGAGAACCAGGGTCAAGGCTCCACAACTACTTAGAAAGCCCCACCAGTAGTTAGCGTTGACAAATATTTCATCGAGGGCGGTGACCCGCACTGAGCAAAAACAAAGGATGCCGAACTGCAGCAAAACAGTCGCAAGATAGAGGCGAAAGATTGTGGTTGGCTTGCGGAACAAATGGCGAAGGGTGATCATCGGTTGCTCCTATAACGAAGAATGTCCTACCCTCCTATATGGCGGTTCATTCGCCTTTTTTATCACTCGGGGTGATATCGATCGTTTTCTGTTGCGCAGCAAACATTTGTCTGAGGATTTTGGCGTAGTTGGTGTCGTCCTTTTCGGATTCCGCGGCGGTCTCTTTGCTGATGGCGGCCATTACCTCCAAAGTGTCGGCCTTGGACAGAGAGGAGTACTTGTCCTGCAGCTCGGCTTCGGCGAGGCGGGCCTGCAAAATCTTGTTGAGGATCATCAGGTTTTGCGACTTAAAACCCTTGGCCGCTTCAAGGACGAGGTCCTGGATATAGACGTTGAATTCTGGATGCTCCAGCCATTTGTTGATGGCTCCCAAAGGAACTCCGGTCTCCCTGGAGATCTCGGTCTTGGCTTTCCCGGACAAAGCAATCAAAGTTGCGACTTGGTGCTTCTGCAGTGACCAGGCAACCGGCGCGCTGTTTTTGGGGCCTGAGGGTGGAGTCTCGAAAGAAGCGAGCTCGAACGCGGGTTTGTTTTCACTCATGATCGTCTCCGTACCAATTTGCGAACTTCTCGGTGATGGCGGTGAGCCGGCGGTACACCGTCGGTGCCGACAATGCCGAAACAGCGATGATCTGTTTGCTGGTCAGGCCTTCGCGGTAGTAAGCGAAGAGCTCCTTGTCATGTCCTTTCAAGGTCTCGGCAAAGAGATCCATATCGAGCTGGAAGTCGACGTCGGGGTAGGGGTTGAAGAGACCTTCGCGGGAGACCGATGAACTTTCCTGGCTCACGGCATAACGCATCTGTTTTTCCGGGATCTCTTTGCGATAGCGTTCTTTCAACAGCTCTTTGCCGATAGCTTTGCCTTCTTCGCCGCAGCGGAAAAGGTTGGAGTTGTCGATCTTCAGGTGCAGGTAAGCGTCGAGCATGTGGTACCTCGCAGTGCGGTAAGAGGAAATTTATTAATTCGTATATATTGAATAAGGGGATGGTGCAGATGGATTGCAAGGGTGTTTTTATTCATTTGTGAATTTTTATTGACTTCTGAAACGATTTGTGCGATAAAGGATCATCTTAGAAATTTGGGAGGATTGAAGAATGCCGATTTACGAGTATAAATGTGCGCTTTGTGGGGAAGTCCAGGAAGTGCTGGTGCGGGGAGAAGAGAAAGTTCCGCTGTGCTGTACCTGGCCGATGGTGCGGAAGAT